GGCAGCACATTGCATTGGTTAAAAGCGGAACGACGGTAACGCTTTATAAAAACGGAACTGGCGGCACATCTACGACCCACTCAACTGCTGTGGGAACGAGCGGAAGCCTGTCTATCATGGCTGGCGCAGCAGATGGAGCGCAGGTCGTTGATGGATATATGTCCAACTTCCGTGTTGTTAAAGGCACGGCGGTTTATACGGCCAACTTTACGCCTCCGACCACCCCGCTCACAGCCATCACCAACACCTCGTTGCTGACCTGTCAGAGCAACCGCTTCATCGACAACAGCACCAACAACTTTACGATCACCCGCAACGGTGACGTATCGGTACAGGCTTTCTCGCCGTTCAACCCCACGGCTGCTTGGTCTGCCTCGACGAATGGCGGCAGCGGGTACTTTGATGGGAGTGGGGATTCATTAAGAGTAAGCAGCGGAGTAACTAACCAGTTTACGCCCGGTTCAGCATTTACATTTGAAGGCTGGTTTTACCTAAACAACTCTAGTGCTTCTCAAGTTATTTTTAGCGTTTGCGGATCAACCTATGATTGGAATGGGTCAACTGGGGTTTTGTTTCAGTTGTACTTAGTCAGCGGCACTTTGTATTGGCAGTCAAACGGCAACGGTTCTGCGGTAAGTTTAAGCGGCACTTGCCCCTCATTAGGAAATTGGCACCATATTGCTGTTGGGTATAACGGAACAACTACCCGAGTTTGGGTTGACGGGGCTTCGTTTGTTTCTGGAACTCCGGGCTATCATGTCCCAACTTACTCAAACATATTGCTTGGCGGCGACCTGAGTAGCGCAAATAACTACAACGGTTTTATGTCAAACCTGCGGTTTGTTAAAGGCACGGACGTTTATGGTGCTGGCAATACGTCAATTACGGTTCCAACTACGCCCCTGACCGCCATCACAAACACATCCCTGCTCACCAACTACACCAACGCAGGCATCTACGACGCTACGTCGAAGAACGATCTTGAGACGGTCGGCAACGCGCAGATCAGCACGACGCAGAGCAAGTTCGGCGGATCGTCGATGGCGTTTGATGGGACGGGTGATTGGCTGACCAATCCTTATAGCCAAAACATCAATTTTGGAACTGGCAGTTTTACTATTGAGGGTTGGTTCCGACTCAGTTCTTTTGTAAATCAGTATTACGTTTTGGGTGGCACTTGGACTACCGGGACATCGGATGAATGGCTAATTCAAATTGAAAACAACGGAAATATTCGGTTTTTAACTACTGCCGGAACAAGTTTTTATTCTGCCAGCATTACAACTAACACTTGGTATCACTTTGCCGCTGTTAGAAATGGGTCAACGGTTACGCTGTACATAAACGGGTCAAGCGTCGGAAGTTACTCAAATTCAAATTCTATTGGCTCATCTTCGAAAATTTTGTATATCGGCGTGCAAAATGGCTCAACATGGGCTTGGAACGGATTTATGCAAGACCTTCGCATCACCAAAGGCGTTGCCCGCTACACCGCTAACTTCACCGCCCCGACTGCGGCGTTCCCGCTTCTGTGAGATAACCCATGACGCTTTATAGTTTCAAAGGCCACTACCCCGTTGAGCAGATCGACAACAACAAGGGTTGGTACGAGGTTCCCGCCAAGCCGGAAGCACCGGAAGGCAAGGAAGTCCGGTGGGAGAACGCCGAGTGGGTGGTGCGTGACCCGAAGCCCGAGGATCGCCCCGGCTTTCAATGGAACTGGAACCACGGCGAGATGGCTTGGGTAGAATGTGAGTACGTTGTGACGCTGCCAGAAAGCGATGTGCCGGAAATGGTTTTCGAGCCTACACCCGTGACCGCTTCTGCTGCGGTAAGTAACGAGTTCGATATTACGATTGAGGGAGCGCCAATCTAATGGCTAACTGGAAGGTTTCGCACATTGAAGTGCAGGATGTTGGCGACCTAACTGGCGTCATTGTTAAGGCACGGTTCGAGGTGTCTGACAGCGACCAAGGGCGAAACGGGTTTGCCAACGGCGAGGTAACATTGCTTGCGCCAAACGCTGATGCCTTTACAGCCTTTGATGCCGTTCAGCACGATCAGGCTGTGGCATGGGTGAAGGAAGTCCTCGGCGAGGCTGTGGCTGCGTATGAAGCGCAGGTCAAGAAGCAGATCGACAGCCAGCCGGTGCCGAAGACGGAAGTAAAATTGCCTTGGATGCCGAAGTCGGAACTTCCGGTTCCGAAGCGATAACGGAGTAAATCATGGCTGACTCACGCGCTGCTGAAGTCCTCGAGGGTTACGATCGTCTCAAAGGCGCGCGTGGCACATGGGAAAACCATTGGCAGGAAGTCGCCGAGCGCGTATGGCCGACGATGGCCGAGATGACAGGCTGGCGCACACCGGGCGAGAAGCGATCGGAAAAGATCTTCGACTCGACTGCCCAGCGCGCTCTGCCGCGATTCGCTGCTGCGATGGATTCGATGCTGACCCCAGCGACCCAGTTGTGGCACGGGCTGCGTACTGGTATCCCCGAGCTGGACGATGACGTAGCGGTGCAACGCTGGTGCGATGCCGTGCGCGACATCATGTTCCGCCAGCGGTATGCCCCATCGGCTAACTTTGCCTCGCAGGCTTTCGAGTGCTACATGAGCCTCGGCGCATTCGGCACATCGGCGCTGTTTGTCGATGAGATCCCGGGCGTCACGCTGCGTTACAGAGCCGTCGCTATGTCCGAATTGGTGATCGATCTTGATCACACCGGGCGCGTGGATACGGTCTATCGCTCGTTCCAGTTGTCTGCGCGCCAAGCGATCCAGATCCCGGGGTGGGCTGGAAAGCTGCCCCGCGGCATTGTCGAGCAGGCCAAGAGCGCGCCGAACACGATGTTCGAGTTTGTACATTGCGTTCGCCCGAACACGGATTACAAGGAAGGCATGGCCGGGCAGGATGGAATGCGCTATCTGTCGCGCTACGTCTCCCGCGAGGGGCAGGTGCTGCTCGAGGACAGCGGTTTCCGTTCGATGCCGTATGCGGTCGGTCGGTATGTCACCGGCCCGCGTGAGATTTATGGGCGTTCTCCTGCGATGGAGGCTCTGGCCGACATCAAGTCCCTGCAAGAAATGGAAAAGACCATGCTCCGTATGGCGCACCGCATGGTTGATCCGCCGCTCATCCTGACGGAAGAGGGAGCCTTGAACGCTTTCTCTGTGCGCCCCAATGCGCTGAACTACGGATACCTGCGTGACGACGGTACGCCGCTGGTGCAGCCTCTGATGACGGGCGGCAACTTGCCGATCGGTATCGAGATGGCCGATCAAAAGCGCCGAGCTGTGAACGATTCGTTCTTGGTGACGCTGTTCCAGATCCTTGTTGAGAGCCCGCGCACAATGACTGCGACCGAGGTTCTCCAGCGCGCGCAAGAGAAGGGCGCTCTGCTTGGGCCGACGATGGGTCGCCAACAATCAGAGTTCTTGGGGCCAATCATCGACCGCGAACTCGACCTGCTCTCGGCGAGCTTTGCGCTGCCGGAACCGCCGCCTGCCCTGCTTGATTACTTGTCATCTGGTGGCGAGATCTATCCGAAGTATCAGGGGCCGCTGGCTCGCCTGATGAAGACCGAAGAGGCTGCGGGCATCCTGCGCACGATTGAGGCCATGCTGCCGGTTGCGCAAGTATCTGGCGATATGTCCGTCTTGCGTCGCATCAATGCGGATGAGGCCATCAAACTGATTGCCGAGGCCAATGGTGTGCCTGCCAAGGCGCTGCGCACCGATGAGGAACTCGAGGGCATGGACGCTGCCGAGGCACAGGCCGAGCAGACCCAAGCCCTGCTAGCTGCCGCTCCGATCGCTGGGCAGGCCGCTGAACGATTTGCCAAGGCCGAACAGATTGCGGCATCGGCTCCGCGTAGAGCTATCCCGGGAGTGTGACGATGGATGCGCAGATGATGTTCAACATTCTGGTCGGCGCGTCTGGCTTTATGGTCGGCTGGATTCTGAACAGCATCAGCCGTTCAATCGAGAAGCTCGACCGGGATGTGCGCAATCTGCCGCATATGTACGTCACCAAGGCTGACTATCGGGACGATGTGCAGCACATTCGCCGAACCCTTGACGACATTTTCAACCTGATCAACCAGCTCTCGACCACCAAAGCGGATAAGTAGCATGGATCTTTTTGAGATCTTTACTCGAGCATGGCCCGTCATTCTTGCGCTGATTACGCTGATCATTGTGCTGTCGAAGCTAGATCTGCGTGTCGCTGTCCTTGAGGACAAGATGAAGACCCTATTCGACCTGCTGAACAAGAAGGCCGATAAATGAATATGCAGAAAATTGTGGATATGCTGTTCCCGGTTCTGTTGGCCGCGGTCGGCTGGCTTCTGACCGAGATTGCCTCGTTTAACAATCGGCTGATCGCTATTGAGAGCAAGATCCCAATTTTGATCACCGAGGACGGGGTGCCGACCGACAGCCCAATTAGCGCGTCTCGGCGGCAGCAACTGAAAGACGA